TGCATTCATAATTCCGCTTTCCGGAAATGATTTCCCCCAGGACGCAGGCTCGTAGTGACACGGTTAATTTGTACCTAGGTGTATGATTTCCAGATTGCATTAATTTTCCCCTCTCTGTTGATTGCGGATCCTTCTGTTCCTGGTGCGACACTCGCCGATGAGAGCTTGGTCTGGACTGTGGCTAGGTCGATGCAGCAGGATCCAGCCACGAGGTCGTCCTCGTCCCGTCCAGTGCCGTTCTAGCTGTGCGCGGACCTTCTTGCCACACTTGCGGCACTTGCGCTGTAGATGCGCTGTAGAGTCCCTGCATTGCCATACCCACCACTGGAGGCACTGTGGGCACTGGTAGAGTCCCTTGCTCATTCTTTCGCCTCCTCGATCATACGGTCCATAACTTGCCTATCCATCTTCAAGAGCTTCACTTCCTTCTCCAGGCGCTTGACCTCAGCCTCCCATACGCGGGAGAAGAGTATGCAACGGCTCACATGGTACGATCTACCGTTCGTTCGGCTGTGCTTGGGCCACTGGATGAAGACAGCGTGTGCTTCGGGCGAGAGGCTGATTGATTCTATTGCCATGGCCTCTCCTGGCATTGATAGTTAATAACAATAACTCTGTTTGAGTACTCGGACAATCACTATTAACGGCGAACAAGGATGGGTGGGCGCTGCGGGGGGCTGAAAATAGAGGGATTAGGTAGGTTGAAGGGCGGTCCACGCCCGCTCCAGTGACCATGGTAGACCCCATATCCGTACTAATCGCCCTAACCAGCCTAAATTTGCTTGCTCTCGGTGCTCTGGCTCTCTGGATCGGCCGAGAACTCGATGATGCCGTTGAAGAATTGGATCGAACGCTCGCCCTGGCAATCAAAGCCACGATGGATCAGGTGCTGGATGGAGGTCTAGGCGGGTTCGAGCCAATCAATCCGATCCAAGCTGCAGTCGGACAACTCATTCAAGCGTACGCAGCGAACCAAGGTAACACTGTGACGATGCAAGAAGTCCCCAGGAACGAGGACGGAACGTTCCAGAAGGGTCTCGAAGATTTTGAGTGATATTTATTAGCGAGTTTTTGTTACACTCCAGATATGCCCCGCCGAAAGAAGTCAAAGCGCCGAAGATCCCCGAAGACAATCAGCCTTTATTCAATGGCTGTTGGATATGGGAATCTAGCTATACTAACCGAGGGGACATTAGGTACGAGTCCGTATGGAGCTCTAACCGGCGCCACCGATCTAGGATATCGTTCTAACATCGTCGATGTCGGTCTCGGTGCTACGAGCACTGCTATGGTTGGCTCCGCTCAAATCTCTCTGGGAGATATCCTGTCAGAGCCTTCGATGGCGATGAATCAGATAATGTCTAACGCCCAGGCAAACGCGATCCCCATGGCGATAGGTGCGATCACCTTCAACACGGGCGCCAGGATCTTCAAGAAAGTCATGGCAAAACCATTCAGAGAGGCGAACAAGCTCATCAAGCCCCTGGGTCTTGGAGTGAGGTTGTGATTCTATGGCTACAAATACAGTCACTGGAAACCTCGTTTGCTCGGACGGAACCAACATTCCCCTGAAACTGGATTGTGTAGAAGGCACCGATACCAGTTTGACCACAGATACTGCATATACCGTTGCAGCTCAGAACGTCGGAGACTTCGCGCCTGGTAAGACAGTAGTGTCTGGCCTAGTATCTTGCGACAACGGAGTTGGCTACTGCTACATTCTCTCGCAGGGCCTGGTAGCTGCAATCGTTCCCTGGTCTGTCAAAGGTGCTGTCACCGATGGATCGCCAGCGCTCTGCCAACCTTACACACTCAAGGCTGGCGACATCGTGAAGGTCATGAACAACACAGCTGCAGATCGAGAGGCTTCAATGGCAGTCTACACTGCTCGAGGAGTTTCTAGGATCTTCCATGTCACCCCCACGGGTGGCGCGACCAACGAACTGGTCGATCTCCAGACTGGAAACAGCATCGGAGATACATTGCAGGGCGACCGAATCGTAAAATGGCTTGGAACGTCTGTTGACGCTGCGAAGATTGAGACGCAGGGCTTCTTCGTCGTCGACGCCCTGGGTAACGTCATCGGTTCGTGTGCTGCTGGCAGCCCCATAGTCCAGCAACCTAGCTTCTCTGCGGCCTCGACTGCCATCGCTCTGAACTACAAGGCTCAATTCCTAACCAACGCATGAGGTGGGATCCATGGGAAAGCTCACCAAGGCCGCTGGACGCCGACGACTCGCCGAGATCGAGGCGAAATCAAAGAAACTATTCCTTCGAGGATTCATCAGCACAAAGGATCTCGATACCATAGAGCGGATATGCAAGTCTCGAACGAAGCAATTGAAGTGATAGAATGCCACTTCCAGATGCCCCAGGGGAATCCCCGCGCGTGTATAAGTTGCTAAAGAACACCACATTACAGGCTCTAGCTGCAGATGACGACGATATCATCAACACTGGCAACCCAATTAGTATCGAGATGCTAAACGAGGATGAACTAAGGCGTCTTGTCCTGGTGCAACTGGCGCGAATGTGCGTCAAAGGTGAATGGGATGGACTCCTAGGGTGATCTAATGCCGCTACCAGACGCTAAGAAGAAGTCGCCCAGGGTCTACACTAACCTTCAGAACCTAGATCTAGACAATGTCACGTTCGATCAGATCCAAGCAACAGGCAATCCGATCAACGTAGAGGAGGCTAACGAGGATGAACTAAGGCGTCTTGTCCTGGTTAACCTAGCCAGATTGGTCACAGCCGGTGAGTGGACGGGCCTGTTAGAGTCTGGCGGAGGAGCTAGTACCTGGCAGAACACTGCAGATTACAACGCAGCTTCAGGATATGGGGGCGAGTTCTGGAACATAGCGATCGGATCGCCGATCTGTTCCAACGGCAGTGTCTCAACCTGGAATAACAACGAGGAGTATCAATTCTACAATCCGTTCGTTGCACCGTTCACTGGCGCCCCATCAGCTTGTAACATCAACGTCACTGTGGCGACTAGCAGTCAGAACCTGTACGTCGGGTTCTATTCGGGTACGAATGGGATCCCAGCTACCATGCTCGGTTATGCAACGATTGCTACAAACTCAACAGGGATTCAGAGAGTGACATCATTCACCGAGGCATCGACTGGATCGCTGACATTTACTGCAGGTACGATGTATTACTATTCCATCTCTAAGGCCGGTACTGAAGACCCGACCTTGTCGACAGCATCAGCAAACGGCTCCATAGGTCAACTCTTCTCCGACCAGGCAGCTACAGTGAGTTCAAATCGAGTCCTGGGCGTTATGTCAGATACTGAGATTACAGCAGCACCCGCCGATGTCTCCGCCGATGACTTATGGAATGGTGGAGCTGGTTGGGTTTACAGGGTCTGGGTATGGTTGGAATCATGATATTCAGAACGATTACCACTGATGGAGGTGAACCAGTCTGGTTCGATGTCGACTGGGACCATGTTCGCACAGTCAGAAACGACGAGCTAGCGAGGAGCGACTGGCGCGCGGTGAAGGACCGAGTCCTTCCTAACGCCTGGAAGGAATACCGCCAGGCGCTTCGAGATCTCCCCCAGCAGCACAGCGAGGCTAACGACGCCGCCGATAACTGGCCGGTGATACCTGATGAGTTCTCAGAGAAGGCTCGTGAAATCTTCCAGAAGAACGGAATGGCATTCCTCCTCGGATGGATCCTCGGGATGGGCCTGGGGCAAAGCCTCTGGGATTCAATCACCGGGGTGCTCTGATGAGCAAGCGCAAGCCGGATAAAACAATTGTCCATCGCATAGAACTCCAGGAGAAGGAGCGCGAGCTGTTATCTCACATCGTATATCTCGAAGGCACCACGAAGGCGTTCAACAATGTCGCTGAACCAATCGTCAAGCTGTTGAACGATGTCACTGGCATGATTACCGTGATGTCGATCCTGGCAGCGACTGGAATCACTGGAGTCGGCTTCATCTTCCTGGCCTCTGAGGATCTGAGCATAGGCACTGTCGTAGATCAGTTTCTCAACCAACGACAACAAGCTGCAGTCGCCCAGGGTTTGGATCTAGCTGCAGCACCGTACGAGGCATTACCTGGTCCTCTGGGCGAGATTGCCGAACAATACGGAATATTTGGGATCCTGCGACGGATATTCTTTCCCTGATTCAAGGAATCGGGAAAAGATGCCTCTACCCCTAGGGTGGAGAGGCAAACAGAACACACCGTGGATCCAGAATTGCACACATTCGCACTATTTCCCCACAATTCAAACAAATCGCCTCCTCAACATCTACAGCGCCCATCACCAAGTCCG